TACAAAAAACAAATCAATGAGTCAGCAAGAAGAAAGACTCTTGAAAAAGATCAATTTAAGATTTTCGAATCTTTCGTTAACTCCCTCTCTAAAAAGTAATTTTACTAAATAATAGCATCATAAGGAGAAATTCATGGCAGACAAAATTGCAAAGAAGTTTAAGGAGGATCTACAGGAGAAAGTAGCTACCGGCGGTGGTCAAACCGGTCAGTCTATTGGTCCTGATGCATCCAGTGTTAAACAAGCGCAGGCACCTGGTGCATCAAAGCGTCAAGGTGATCTTGCTTCACAAAAACTCGAGGGTGAAATGCAAGAAACCGATCCAGAAAACAACACGAAGGCAACTGCTGATACCTCGGCTAAAAACAAAGCTTCTGTTTCAATGAAGGAAGAAGTTGAAGCAATGTTTGTTGGTCAGGATCTCTCTGAAGAATTCAAAGAGAAAGCAACAGTTGTTTTTGAAGCAGCGGTCAACGCAAAGGTTGAAGAAGTTAAAGCTGCGCTTGTTGAAGAATACGATGCAACTTTCGAAGCTGCAAAACAAGAAATTGAAGAAGAAGTCGCTGCAAAAGTTGACGAATACCTCAATTACGTTGTTGAGCAGTGGATGGAAGAAAACAAACTTGCTGTTGAGTCTTCACTTCGCACAGAAATTTCAGAAGAGTTTATTACTGGTCTGAAGAGCCTGTTTGAAGAGCACAACATTTCTATTCCAGAAGAAAAAGTTGATGTTGTTGAAGAGTTGGCAAAGCGCGTCGAAGAGCTTGAAGACAAGCTTAACGAACAAATCAACGAAAACATCGAACTCAGAAAAATCACCGATGAAGTTGAGAAAGAAGTAGTATTTGCTCAAGTTTCAGAAGGTCTTGCTGCTACTCAAATCGAAAAGCTTCAAGCTCTTTCGGAAGGTGTAGAGTTTTCTGATGTTGAAACATACAAAAAGAAACTTGAAATCATCAAGGAAAATTATTTCCCAGCTGAGAAGAAAGTTTCGAGTGTACTGACTGAAGAAGTTGAAGAAATCCAGGAAGAAACAAAAGCTCCTGTGACCGGCCCAATGAATCGCTACGTTACTGCACTTTCAAGAACAATCAAAAAGTAATTGGTTATAAATAGTAATAAACCCTTAACAAGGAGAATCATATGTTTTTAGCTGAAGAACTACAACAAAAATGGAAGCCAATTCTTGAGCATGAGGATCTTCCTCAGATCAAGGATTCCCACCGTCGTGGCGTAACCGCTGTTCTGCTTGAGAACACCGAGCGCGCCCTTCGCGAAGGTCATCAGTACACACGTGCCTCACTGCTGTCAGAAGGTTCAATTCCTGCTAACGCAATGGGTGCATCATCATCAACAGCATCTGACGGCGCAATCGACACGTTTGATCCAGTTCTGATTTCGCTGGTTCGTCGTGCAATGCCAAATCTGATCGCATACGACATCTGCGGCGTTCAGCCAATGACTGGTCCTACAGGTCTGATTTTTGCAATGCGTGCTCGTTACACCAGCCAGTCTGGTACAGAGACGTTCTACAACGAAGTTAATACTGCATTTGGTACCGTTGCTTCTGGTGCTAATACACTCGGTCAGAAACACGTTGGCGGATATCCAGGTAACACTACAACTGGTACTGCTAACCTGGCTGAAGATGGTATTTACAACTTTGGTTCAGGTATGTCAACAGCTCAATCAGAAGCTCTGGGAACAACTGGTAACACAGCTATTCCTCAGATGGCTTTCTCAATTGAGAAAGTTTCTGTGACAGCTAAGTCACGTGCTCTGAAAGCTGAATACACGATGGAACTTGCACAAGACCTTAAAGCAATTCACGGTCTTGACGCAGAAACCGAGCTTTCAAACATTCTGACGTCAGAAATTCTTGCTGAGATCAACCGCGAAGTTGTTCGTACAATCGCTGTTACTGCTCAGCAAGGTGCATCAAGTGGTACAACCACAGCTGGTCGTTTTGACCTTGATGTTGATGCAAACGGTCGTTGGTCTGTTGAAAAGTTCAAGGGTCTGATGTTCCAAGTTGAGCGTGAAGCCAACCAGATCGCTAAGAACACACGTCGTGGTAAAGGTAACATCGTTATCTGCTCAAGCGATGTAGCATCCGCTCTGCAGATGGCTGGTGTTCTTGACTACGCTCCTGCTCTTAACTCAAACGCA